GTAACCTTTTTTTCTATCTCCCCATAACTTTTGCCAACTCCATACTTGAAGTTTACTAGAGTAGTGGTGTATAAATAATAATAATGTTTTCATTATTCTAATTTAGCGTCTATTCTTTTTTTAAGATCAGCGCGTTCCTTTTCTACTTCTTTTAATTGTTCTTTTAATTCTTGACTATCCGGGTTTTCCCTTACAAGTTTTTTAAGTTCATAATATTGTTTAGTTAATTCTCTGTATTCATATGTGTCTATTCTAAGATTGATTTGATCTTTTAAATTATTTAAATCTTTAGCATCTACATATCTATCATCAATGAACCAAATACCTGTGATGAACGTGAGAATAAGTCCGGCACTAGCCAGTGTTTTTAATATTTTCATTATCTTTTTTTCTTCTTTTTCTTTCCGTGCGAGTCGTCTGGTAGAGAGTTCCATACCGCTTCATCAAGTTGTTTCTCCATTTGCGAAATCTTCTCTTTAACCAGGACCATATCTTGAGAGATGGAGAAGGTACGACTGAGAGTCCACCCGCCGAGTGCGAGAATACATACCAAGAGTGTCGAGATGATTTTGTCATTTATCATTGACAGCTTTCACATTCCCCTGTGTCATCAACCACACATACATCACTCTTATAACTAGTTTCATAAGTTGAGTCGTGGGCTCGCTCTTGTTTATTTATACAGTCACAACTTTTACATGCACAGGAGCCGTATTCATCTGCGTGTAAATCTCCGTCACAATGACAATTGTGAAAACATTTAGTGCATTTAGCCATTTGGTAAACAACTCCCTAACCATTTTAAAACCTTTTTAAAAGGCCAACAAACAATTTTTTTAATTTTTTTAATCATCTTTTTTCTCCTTAATATCATAGAAGAATCTATCCGAATCTTCTGTCACCCATTTATTTTTGTCCTCAACATTCCAATCGGAGGTCTGTACTCTCCAATCCCATGGAATTTCATCTCTAACAGTAAATGAAGGGATATTCCATATAATTCGATTATTGGGTTGAGCTGCATAATTGCCATTTTCTAATGCCAATATATGTGCACACTTGTGTTCGTGTGATATTTCAGAATGATCTGTATCGACTATATTACTCTCTGGATGGGCCCAGTCAACAGTGAAAAGATATTTACCTGTATGCCATTCTTTATTTTTTCCCCAATATTTACCAGCTTGACCATCTAAAATATCGAAAGAAGTGACAGCAGGATAATAACTAAAACAATTCCAGAGCTGAAGTTCATCAAGTCGTCTTCGTGGTACGTCTTTGACTTCGAAACCCCGTTGAATAAACGCGCTAATTGGTAAGCGGTAAAATACTGCACCGTTTTCCATAATAGCGTGAAATAGTATCGGACGCCCTGTAATAGATGCGAGGCCGAATATAATACAATCTTCAACTTCTCCATGGTAAGCTTTAAGGTCATGAAGATATTCTCTCCTTATCTGCGCGTAGGTCGCGGGTGTATTTGCATTCAGGTAAGCCATGCATGATAAATTATTTAGTAGCTAAGTGATATATAACTATAACAGCAACTATAACTATAGCCGTCACTTTTTTATTAGTGATAGCCAGAGTCCATAATCTTTTAGCTTCGTGTATTATTTTTTCCATAATATACTCCTATTTTTTTTCTTCTATTGTACCCCAATTTGGCCCGGATTCATAGTCTACTTTGTTAGGAACTTCAAGTGAAACTGCACTCTCCATTATCTCTTTTATATGTTTTGCATGAGTAGGGTCTATGACAGATATATCCAACTCATCATGTACTTGTATATGTGGGATAATTTTTTCTTTATATAATTCTATCATTGCTTTTTTTGTCATATCCGCCGCACTTCCTTGAATTAGTTTATTTAAAGCTTTGTAAGTATATGCTCTCTTGATCCCTGGTCCGTGTTCCGTGAGTGCTGCATCGTGTGGCAATGCTTTATGAATCCCGAACTGATTTGGTTCCCATAAATGGAACCTACAAAGTCGACCAAGAAGAGTTCTAATTTGACCACGATCCTGTGATCGATGCATAACATTATCCATAAGTTGTTTTACGAATGGAACTTTATTGTGGTACTGTTTAAAAAGATCTTCCGCTTTATCTTTAGATACACCGAGTTCTGCTTGTAATTTATTTTTTCCCATACCGTAGAACAGGCCAAGGTTTATAGTCTTGGCCTGCGATCTAGGTATCTCTGCCATGTCTGCCACGATCGTATGGAAGTCGGCATCACCCTCTTTATAAGCTTCCAATACTTCGTCCACGCCATAGAGATTCTGTAAAGTTGCATAATGCACTACCAACCTAGGCTCCTGCTGAGAATAGTCAAAACAACCCCATGTATGGCCTTCCTCGGGTATAAATAATGACCTAATCTTAGGTCCTATTTCTTTGTCTCTAGCTGGTATCTGTTGTAAATTAGGATTAGAATAGGAAAATCTTCCTGTTACCGTTCCTCCATTATCTCCTCTTAGTTGGTTAATTTCAGCATGGATTCTTCCCTTGTGGGAATGTTTAATTATGGTATCAATGAATGTGGTATGCGCCTTGTTTATTTCACGAGCGCGGGCTATTCGTTTCACGAGTGGGTGGGCGTGATTCTGTAAAAAGTTTTTAGTAAAGGACGGTGCTTGTGTCTTTTCAGTTCTATCGTAATCTAATTCAAGTTTATCAAAAACTTGTGCGATCGATCTTGCAGCCCATATTTGAGTGTCTACTCCAGTTTCTTTTTTTACTACTTGTAAGCATGCTTTTTCTTCTTTTACTAATTCTTGTTTCAATTTGTGAGCGCCTTCAATATCTACACGAACTCCTAAAAAGCGCATGTCAACGAGGCCTGGAAATAATTCAGTCTCTAAATCAAAAATAGATTGTATATCTTGGTGTAAAATTTCTTTCTTAAGTTCTTGCCACAACTCTAAAGTTATCTCAGCATCTTTTTCTGCATATGCGCCGACATAAATGGCAGGCAGCATATACATTTCTGCTTTGGCGTCAACCCCCCAAGACTTCGCTGCTTCATATAAATCTGTTTCATTCTTTCCTTTTCCAGTGTATCTTTTACTACAGTTGTTTAAGTCATAGCGCATTTGATTTTCATCAACCAAAGCCGACGCTATCATTGTGTCGACTATTTTTCCGTTAATACTTAAACCTAGGGCCCTAATCCAACACACGTCATACATGGCGTTGTGAAATATTTTTATGGCAGGAGTGCTCAATACGCCCTGAAACCATTTTAAAACTTTTTTACGATCCATGTTCCCACCACCTTCATGAGCTATTGGATAATAACCACACCAACCTGAGACAGCTACAGCTATCCCAACAACTTCGCCGTTCTTGACTACAGCGCCCGAACCCATTCTAGTGTTTAAATTTGGATCTTTTGTTTCTAAGTCAATTGCTATCTCATCATACTTTGATAGATCTGGAAACTCTTCTGGCGGCAGCCATTCAGTTTGTGGTTTAAATAGTGGTACTTGTATCATTATTCCTCCTCCGGATAGTCCCGTTCAATTGCCATTTGACAATAATGAATTGCTTTTTCTAAATCTTGCTTTTGATTTTTCTGCTTGTGCCTGCATAAATATTTAATCGCATTGCCTTCAGCAAACGGGAGATTGTTTTTATTTATAAATTCTGATGGTTGAATAACCATAGATTTGTAATGGGTTCCACCCACCTGTCTTTTATATATATCTTTCATATTATAAATCCTTTATCTGGTCTTTTAGGTTCTATGATATGCAGGTTTTCTTTTGTTCTTGTTGCACCTACATAATATAGTCTATTCTCATCATCAGGATTCTTTTCGTACGTACTCATAGTTGTTCTTGTTTGATCAGTTAATAATACAACGTTTTGACATTCACCACCTTTAGCAGCATGAATCGTAGATAATTTTATTCTTGGTGGTTTATTTAATTTTTCTCCATTCTTTCTCATTTTTCTTAAATATTTTACCCGTTGTTGACCGGCATCATTGAAAGCTTCAAACCAAACTTTATTAGTTTTTAATCCGTGGTCCTTGGTCAATAGGTCAATACCATAGTATGAGTCTTTCACCATTCCTTTTAATTTATTCTTTTCTGCGTGTTCAGTATTCATATAACCATAAATCTTTTCAACTTGTTTATAAGACAATAGTTGTCCTTGTCTTAAGTGCTCCCAATCAGTAACCGCTTCTTGCATATCTTTCTCGTAATTTTTTTTATATTTATTTTCATAATATAACCCCTTACGATATAAAGTATCCTCTATTTCTTTTAACATGTATTTAGTACGAGCTAGTACTAACCATTCACCTGATGACATATTAATTGAATCTACATCAAAATATCTATGTAAACCTCCTTCATTAGTTTTAGGTTTCCAATTTTTATTTATTCTATTTCTAATTCTATTTATTATACCCATAGCAAGCCTATGTACTTTCATTGGTATTCTATGTGATTGGATAAGTGGAAGATTGATCATTTGATCTTGTAAAGCTATAAAAGAATTTACATCAGCACCAGCCCATTTAAAAATAGCCTGATCATCATCCCCTGCAATAAAAGTATCATCTGCTTTATCCCAGATAGTTTTTGTCATGTCCCATTGCATTAAAGATAAATCTTGTGCTTCATCTATAAACACAACATCAAATTTTGGAGACTTATCTGATTTTATAAAATTTAAAATCATGTCGTTGTAATCTATTAAGTTATATTCTTTTTTATATCTTTCTATTTCATGAGATATAATAGTAAGTTTATTTCTTTCTAGATCTTGAGTATGTTCTTGAAGTTCATATTGTTTGTCTGGAGTTATGTTTCTAAGTTTCGCTAAATTAATTATTTGTAAGTATTCACTATCAGAAGTGAATATACCTTGATCCTCTTGGTGTTCGGCATAACTAACTGGAAATCCTAGTTTTTTTCCTAGATCTTTATAATGTCTTGGTTGCATCACTTGATCTTTTTTTAATCCTAATTTTCTAAATGCTAGTGAGTGTAGTGTTCTAAAATATGGAAGATCATCCTCAGTTAAATTAAATTTTTTAATTGCTCTATCTCTAGCTTCATTAGCGGCTTTTTTTGTAAAGGCAAAATAACCCACTTTATCTGGATCAGTTCCTTTTAAATAATCATCTACTTTATTTAAAAGTGTATGAGTCTTTCCCGTACCTGGTGGTCCTAATACTATTGTTTTCATTAAAATACATCCTTCGGTTTTAATTCTTTTTGAGGATATTCTTCTTCTTTTTTATCAAATTGTTTCACCATAAATACTGAAATCCTATCTTTCCCAATTCTCTTGTCTTCACAATTACATACTTCTTTTAACATTTGTGCAGTTCTAGAATAATTCACATCCCATCTCTGTCTAATTAAGAATTGATTAAA